CTTTTCAGTTTCTTCCTTGGTAACGGCTGCTGTACGATCCACAAACTCAAGCGGTTGTAGCGTTTTGAAGTATAGGTCAAGGCTGATGCCGTTGACTGCAAGAATATCATCAAGAGCCTTAATAACCAAGTTTTGGAACGGACGAATTACTGTATTATCAAACAATAAAGTTGCGGTTTCAATCTCCTCAGCATTGTTTCCTAGTCCACTGTTATCCTTGATACCCAGCAACATAGGCGAGGTAACCCGGTGAGCCACCATAAGCTTCTGCATTGCTTCTGACGATAAGAACTCGTATTGTGCTGGTGCATCTGATAGAGGCACAGCATCAATCGTTGCAGCTAACTCCTTGCTCTCGTTGAAAGCAAGAATAAAGTTACCAGCGTTTGAGCTGCCGCTAAACTTCTCACGAATCTTATGCTCAATCTGCATACGTTCTTCCTCGTCCGGAACTCCGTTATTAAAGTTAATCATCATTGACGGTGCAAGACCGTTTTTGATATTGTTGATGTGGTAGTTAGCCACTTCTTCTTCTAGCTCCGCATAAGGAATACCACCCTGGTAGTCTACCGGTGAGTAGTAGTAATATCCTGCACGATATGGTCTGATAACTAAAATTTCTATTGACTCGTTGCTGGTGCCGAACGCTGCGTATCGTTCAGGCTCTTCATTAGGCCCAAGCTTTTCCCAGTCAGCGCAGTAGTAGTAGGCCTCAATATCACCTTCTTCGTTGCACTTTTCAGCACGAAGTGTCTGAATAGGCATATGCTCAACCTGAGCTACATCACCACCACCCTTTGAATAGATTACCTGAAAAGCTGCCTGACCCATTAGCTTGAGATCGCTTGTTACTTTTCTCAAGCAGTCCTCGTGAACCAAGGAACGCATAGCAGCGTATTCTTCAGGCTTTTTGTTGCTATCGGCAGCATCGATACCCTTCCCATAGATAAGGTCGCTAACAGCGTTTATAATAGCGTTGTTGGTCGGGCTGCCGTTGAAACGGTCTATCAAATACTGATAGTAGTTATTATCCTCTCCATAGCCAATCCAGTCACGGTTCTTGACTTCCGTTACTTCTGGCTTGGTATAGCTGGCTAGGTTTAATGCGTGTATTTTCATATAACAATGTATTCGTTGGCGTTAGCCTTCTCGTGTTCAGTATATACGTTTTCGTTCGTAGTGTACTTATCAAAGTCCGTTTGATCGGTGCAGAACACCTTTCCACGATACAGCTCTGCCGTTCCACTAATCACAATATAGTAAAATCTGCCTTCTTTGAAGGTATATGTTGGCGTAATGCTAACAAAGTTTCCGCTTGTAGAAGCGGTAACGCTTGATGTTGCTGAGGTATTTGTAGACTCGTCGGTTACGCTAAGCGATATAGTGCCGGTTTCGACAATGCGAGGTACAAATTTGATCAGCTTGTTTGTAGTACTTACTATGTGCATATTTAAGTAACGTGTTGCTAAAGTTTTGTGCAAAAAAAAGGGGAGCAAAAAGCTCCCCCTTACTTAACACGCTAGACAAGTTACGCCCAGCTATCTGTACCAACAACAATCGTATCAGTTGCAGAAGACATTCCGTCAAATGGATTGTCTACCGCAGGAGCATCAATAAAGTTTGCTGGTTGTAGCTCCATAGCAGTAAAGCTTAGAGTGTAACCACTCATATCGCCCATTGCTGCGCCTGAAACTACTGTACCTCCAGTAACGTCTGCTCCGTGCTCACGGCCTACCAAGAAAGCGTTGCCGTTGTAGTCTACCACCACGATATGTGGACGGCCATAAGCCAACAGCTTCAATTCCTTGTTGTCCTCCTTGCTCAAACGAGGAAGGGTAAGCTCAAGAACTTGCTCATAGAAAACCGTTCCGTTATCACGAGAAGCAGTAACGTTTTGTGTCAAAGAGCTGTTGCCCTTTAGTTTGTATTGATACGCACTAAACGTACCACTCATATCCGTAACCTCGTCTGCGGTCAAGGTGATAGTACCCAAGTCTCCGTAGTCTACGAAGTAAACTTCCTTGATACCACCAACCGATTCACGACAAGGAAGAATGCGTCCTTTTGTTATATCACAAGCCATATTATATTTTATTAAAAAAGGGTAGGCAGATTACCCCACCTACCCTTTGTTTTTACTAATTAAAAACTACTCTTAGTTGTAGAGTACAATTTCAGAACCAAGGCCGTACTGAATACCCGCAGTAAAGCGCATAATCACACGAACGTTTTGTGATCCGTCCAAGTCTCCCATATCAAGAAGCTTTACTTCTTGAGCATCGCTCAACAAACCAGTTCCAAAGAACAAGTTAGACTTCTGAGCAGCAGCCATTGTGTTGTTAGCAAGACCTGAAGCAACAAATATCTTAACACCATCGAAAGCTAAATCACCTCCGTTGTACCAAGTAGTACCTTGGCTGTTAAGACCGTTTGCACCTAGTCCGTTAGCACCAAATCCACCTAAAGCACGAACATAAGCACGAGCTACGTTAGAAGAAACGTAGATATACAAATCTTCTTTTCCATAGATTTCAGTAGGAATTGCATCTACTACTTTACCAAGCTCGTCGATAACGTTTGCAGCAGTAACCGTTGTACCGGTTACGTCAATTACGTCAGCATCAGCTTCCCATAAAGTTTCGAAGCCATCAAACTCACCAGCAGTAGCGTTAGTACCAGCCCAGATGTTTGTCTCCATTTTCTCAGCAACTTTAGCAGCAACGTGGCCAATCATAAAGTCTGCAAAAGCAGGAGGTAATTGATCGTAAGCAGAGTAACCCATTTGAATTGCCTCCCAGTCAGAACGGAAGTCTTTCTTACATAATTCCAAGTTTACTTGGAACTCCTCAGGTTGTAAAATACGCTCAGTTAAAGTTACCGTAGAGGTATCAGTAAAATCACACGTTGCATCTTTTACGATTGCATCCGTAGCGAGTTTCTTCATTACTTCTTTAAACTTCACGTTTGGTTTCACGGTAATACCACCACCCTCGATAGTATCTGCGCTCAACAATGCAGCAGAGATATACTTCCCTGCAAATTCACCAGCATAAGTGGTAGTAATTGATGTAGTTGTAGCCATCTTTTTATTTGATTAAATTCTTGTTTTAGTAATTAAAATTGATACTTCCTCTTACTTGCTGTAAATCGTCAAAGTAAGTATCTAAAGTCATCTGTATATCAGAAAAGTCGTTTCTTAAAAAAATATCTAAATTCTTCCAATCCGCGTTATCATCTGCATTTATACCAAGCTCATTAGCTAATGTTTGAAACTCGTCCAATGCCGCCTCAGCAGTATTAAAGTCGTCAGACAAAGCGTTTCCTAGCATTTCAATATCGCTTTGCGCTTCTGCTATTAAGTCTAAAGCAGTATTCAAAGCAGAACCGACCTCATTCATTCTGTTAATGATGTCATCTGCTTCTCTAACCCCTTGCTCGAGAAGATCTTGAGAGCCTTTAATATCGTCCAAAGCACTTAGCTCAAGCTTTCCGCTCGAAAGTGCTTCTTTCTTGGCTGCCAAAGCAGCCCATACACTTTCTACTTTTTTCATCGGTTAGAGATTTTGTTAAGTACACGATCTAACGTTGACTTGCGACCATTCGCACCAAACTTTATAGCTTCCTTCTTAGCAGTCTTTGCTTCCGGGTTAGCCTTGATTGGCTTACGAGCTGGTGCCTTAGCCATCTCAACTTTTTCTTCTTCGTCTTTTTTCTCGTACTCCTGCATCTTGCGCTTCATCTCCTCGACTTGCTCTTTGACTTCTTCGATTACTGGAGCGAGAACTTCAACAACAGTTTCAACGATCTGTTGCACCTCTGGAGCAACTTCTTCCGGAGCTTCAACGACTACTTCTTCGTCAGCCATTTCTTCTTTCTCCTCCTCAGCAGGTGCTTCTTCTTCCTCGGCAGATACTTCTTTGATTTCGTTAATAACACCTTCTTCTGTTACGACTAAGATTTTATTGTCCTCCATCTCGTATTCACCAACTGGTAACGCTACGTTTTCATCTTCTGTTGCGATAAAAACAGCTTCTCCAGGCTCGAAAGTTTCAGCCTCAAGGACTGTTCCGTTCTCAAGTTTAGCAGTCGCTAATTCGACTGACTTGGTTTTCTTTGCTAACTCTACTGCGAGTAGTTCAGCAATCTTGCTAATTGTTTTCTTTGCTTCCATAACTAATTAAATAACTAAATATAAATGTATTGTTTCATTTTTATTCTTCTATCTCGCCAAGCTCCTTGAGCTTGTTGCGAGACCAGCCAAGACCAGCCTTACCTCCCCACAGCAAGAAGCTAATCGTACCACAAGCCGTAGTGTCGCTTTCGTCGTAGTACTCCTCTGCTCTTGATAGGTAGCTATACATACGCTTAATTGTATCTACCGAAAGACCACGTCCGGCTGCGAGGTCCGCACTCCTTTGCTTTCCAACGGCAGTAGCGCACTTGTTTCCGTTCTTTTCGTTAAGCTCTCTACCACGCTTGGCGTTGTTCTTAACGCCACTACCATAGTCCGCATAGCTTTCAAGGTCTACCGACTCCAGCTCCTCTACAATCCACTCCATAAGCTCCATAGCTTCCGCTTCTTGCTTTTGCTGCATTCCCATATTTACCTTGTCTGCAAAGTAGCCCTCGATAGAAAAGCCTTTGACCTTTCCTTCCTTTACAAACTCGTTCCATACGTCATCGTTGTAGACTTTCATAGATACCATCCACGTTCCAAGCGGAACGTCAAAGCCGTAAGCCTTGCTTTTATCTTGATCGCTTTCTACAATCCAGCTCTCAACAACGCTTAGGCCTTTTAGCTCGTAGCTATGCTCCAGCGTACTGTTGTTTTGGTTACCTTCCGATAGGAACAGCTCACTTGCCTTGCGAACCGTATCACGTGAGAAGTATATGTAGTAATCTTCTTCTTCGTTTCTACGATAGATAGTTTTATTAGGGATAAGAGCTGGGCCCATCAAGACACGCTTCTCACCTTTTACTTCTGCAAGTCTAACCTCTTGCTCTTTCTTTAACGCAACGAAGTCTGACTCGATAGCTGGGTACTCCACGATTGAAATCGCTTGTACCCCACTAAACATTTGCTCCTCGTCAAGTATTAGCTCTACTATTTTCACAATGTTGCTGATTTAATTCGGTTTCTATCTAATTCTTGTTGGCTTGTTACATCTCCTCCTACAACATACGCCCTTAGTGGCGTTTTTGAAAGGCTTTCTGCAATAACATTTGCACCACTTGAGCCAACAACATTAAAGCTTGGTGCCATATTGTTAGCTGGCGCACCTGAGCTTGATGCGGAGGTGGTGCTTGGTGGCGTTGAGCTTTCAAATTGCTGGCTTTGTATCTGCTTTAGCTGCGCTATACCAAAGGCCGTAGCAAGACCAGCTTGGACGTAAGGATAGGCAGGGAATACAGCGGTAAGCGGAGACTTTTGTGCCGTCGTAAAAGCGTTCTGAGCACCCTCTATCGTTCCCATTACAACTTGTGCTGATGACAATGCTTTTTGTATTGCAAAGTTACGTCGCTGTTGCTCCTCACTTTCTCCGGCAAAGGCATCACTCAATGCTCGTAGTGCAGCAAAGCTATCTTGTACCATTGCGTAACCAGCATCTCTTATAGCAGCTTCTCTGTCAGCAGTTTCTTGAGCAATTCTAACTTTTTCATCATCTGCTGCTTTTATAGCAGCCGCATCTTGTTGGCGGTGCCTTTCTTTAATTGCAGCGAGTTTCTGTTGCCTTGTTTCTTCAAGCTCCTCGGTTTCTAAGCCATTCAAAATAGCAGCAGCTATGAGATCGTCATAGTGCTTGGCTACACTTTCTAGTTCCTTGGCTCTTATTTCTTCTTCGGTGTTAACCTCAGCCTCTGCAATATCCTTTTTGAGCTGTGCTAATTCTTCAGCAGCTTTTGCTTCTGCATCTAACTTATCTTGTGCGGCTTGAGCTGCTGCATCGGCAGCATCTTTCGCAGCTTGTTCATCTTCGTTTTTGTTCTGTAATCTGTAACCGTCACGTTGGTTTTTAAGCCTTCTAAGAACAACTTCGGTTGCGGCAATCGCCTCATCTCCTTCTTTGCTTACCTTTTCGGGATCAAAGCCCAACAGCTTAGCTCCACCTTTTGTAAGGCCTTTTACAAGATTTGTCTTTTCGCTAATTATACCAAGCTTTGCCAGCCCTTTTGAAGCTAAATCAATAGCCGCTAGCATTGCCGTAATCGGCAGGCTTATGAAAGCAATAAGCCCAGCAGCAATCTTTTGATTGCGCTCGGCAGCAGCAATTTGTGATTCTCTTAGTGCCTTCTGTTGTGCAAGTTGGATTTCTGTTTGCTTAATAAGCTCGTTAGTCTGCTGTATCTTGAGATTCCGAATCTCACGTTCAGTTTTACCAGCTAACTTTAGAGAGTTTTCACTTGCCTCAGTATTCTCTAATGCTTGTTGTGATGCTGCAACAGTTTTTTCTGTTGCTGCTAGAAGGTCTTTTTGTTCTTTTGAAGCACCACTTATATATCCTACAATGTCATCCCAGTACGCTACAAGCAAACCAACAGCAACTACAAGCGCACCAATACCGGTGGCTATGATAGCTTTTTTAAGTGAACTTGCACCGGCTACCGAAGTTTTAAAAGCAACCTTAGCTCCCTTTCCGAAAGCTTTAAAGTCTGTGGCCAGCATCTTGATGCGACTTGCCATACCACCAGTAAACTCGTCAAGAACACCAGTAGCTCCATCTACGGTTTCTTGTGTTTCCCTTCCAGATTTATTAAAACGGTCTAACGAACCCTTGGCTTTGTCTACGTTTTTAGTTGCGCCCTCTGCAGAGTCACCTACCTTGTCAAAAGAGTTCTTACCTACCTTTGAGGTTTCATCTAAGGCGGTGTTTGTCTCATCAACAGAACGCTTCAAATCCTTTACTGCGCTATCTACTTGTTCGGTAGCTTCAGCAGCGTTGGTTTGTACGTCAATTATTACTGTTTCTTTTTGCGCCATTCTTTCTTAAAGTATTCGTGCCAGGTCTTTGGTTCTTGGTATTTGCCTTTTGCTATCCTAATGTTATCGGTGTCTTGTTCAACCAAAGGGAGCATCTCAATCAAGTAACGTATGTAGCTCATATTTTACACTTGTCTTATTCTTCAATTATATACTCAAGAGCTTCCGTAATAATGTATTCTCCTTGCTCCGTAAGAATTTCAGAGAACAAAGCAGGATCTACATCTCCCATATGATTAAGCAGCTCCAAGGTAGCTGCTCCAGTATTTAGGTCAAGCTTTATGGAGTTGATAATATAGTTTCGACTATTTATTGTAAGCTTATCGTTGTTGTTAAGCGTTAGCATAAGGCCAAGCGGAAGCTGGGCAGTGTACTGGAATAGCCTTCTGCTTTGACTATACAAGTTTGTTATGTAGGTTTTCCAGTACGTATCGTACAGACCTTGGCTGAATGCTTGTAGCAGATAAGGGTCTACCTCTGTACCAAAGTTTAGTGTTTTTGT